CAGATAAGTCAGGTAATGAAGAATATGGCATTCTTGAACCTTTAAATGTAGTTGTTATGTTATTATTTCTTATACTATGTGAAACTTCAGTAATCCAATATGAACCCTTAAACATTGGTACATTTTTCAAATAAAAGAACATAGTAGGTTGAATCATAACATTACCCATACAAGTGATTTCGCAAGTATATGCCGCTTGTCTGTAATATTCATATAAACCAATATCAACGTTGTACGTTCCTGATCCTGATTCAGATCTTGCTAAGTTTTCTAAAACTATAAATGACTCACTTGTATTCTTAATCGTTGCTTGGTCTAATTGGATTCCTTTAAAAATATTTTGATTTTGGTCACCAAAACTTACCTCAAATGCAACCACTTTATTAGATTTAGCTAAATCTCCCGTTTTAAAAACTGTTGGTAATTCGTATAACACAGGATTGTTATTTACATTACCTATGTTAAAACTATCATCACTAAACTTATATTTTTTATCTTTTTTATTACCAACATCATATCTTTTTGATGATGCTGACACATATTGAATAATCACCTTAGGTGAAGATTCTTGATAATCAACATCTAAGAACGTACCAAATAAATTTTTAGCGACGTTTTTAGATGGGACCATCTTAGGTGTGTTGGAAAAATTAGTACCGTAAAAATTTACATAAGCCGGTAATGCTTTCATATCAAAACCCGTGTCTTGTATCAACATTGAAATAGCGCCAAATAATGATTGTTTACTATTCTTTTCATTACCTAAAGCGGATAACCTACTTACATTAAAAAAGTAAATGTCCCCAATATCTCGATTAGACTTATCTAAAAATAAAAATTCTTCAAGTAATGACCTTTGACCAATTGAATTACCTGCAATCCATTTATCATTCATCGATTTAAAAAAGTTATATAACTCAACTTTCATTGGTTGGTCGTTATAACCTCCGTTAAATTTAACGTCATTTACTTCTGTCTGTACATTTAATTTTGAAAATCCAGGTATAATTAAATCTAAAAATAAGTTTCTTCTTTTTTCTGAATTAACAAAAATATTATTTCTAATGTATTCTTTAAAGTTACCGTGTGTTGCGGGATTACCAGCTTGAACATAACCAGCATACATTAATATTAAAGGTCTGAAGAGTAGGATGTTTTCCTCCTTTAATTCTATGTTATTATCTTTGAAGAAATTGAGATAACAATCATCCACCGGTTCTTCACCAATATATAACTTTATTAATTTTCCATTACCTATTGTATCTTGAATGCCATTAAAACCATTAACACTATAACTATTGTATATTGATACATCCGCAAATCCATTAAAGATATGTGGGTCAATTTCTTTCGGATTTGCAATTGTTAATTTTATTAAATTATCAGTTGATAATACGTTATTTGTTATTGATTGTAACTTTTCAACTTGTTTCGTTCTAATCAATTTGATGTTTTCATCAACGTTGGTGCTTAATCCTTTAGGAATATTAATACTAACAATTTCTTTTAATAAGTCCTGAAATGTTTGGTATTTAACGGTTCCGAATACATTTGTATTTGTGGCTGAATCAACTTTCCCACTGGCAAACTTTATGAATAAATTCTCAAATTCGTCTAATATAGCAGGACTAAAAGTTCCAATTAAGTCGTATACTTTTTTATTATTTAAATCCGCACCAAATACATCATCAATTGAATTGTTGTATTCATCTGGACTTGAGAATGTTACACCACTAAAATCACTGTTTATGTATTCGTCTTCCCAAATAATTCTATTATATATTTGTTGTCCTTTACTAAAGTTATCGTTACCAATTGAAAATTCATTTATATTTTGTAAATCAATATATTCATTACCACCGTCACAAGGTAATAATGTAAATCTTTTATCTGTGTCGTCAAATTTACTATTGTTAACATATGATGTCCAATAATTTAAATCGTTACCACTAACAGTACGTTTTCTAACAACAATTTTACCGTCGTTAACGTTACTATTAAATGATGACATATTACCACTAACCACATTATAATGGTTATAACCATTAACTATTTGATGAAAAATTGCATCATAATATGGGTGTATACCCACATCTTTTGCTAATGTGTATGTTACCGGTTGACCGTCTAAAATAACGGGGGGAGTTCCTGCAACACCATTATCAAAAAATGTTCTACCGGATATGTCGGTAGTTTTATATGTTGAATTTAAACTACCTTCTAAAATATCAACATTATCTTTAATAAATCTTTTATATCTATGGTATATTGACCCCCATTTTAAAATTAGATGATATGGGATGTATTGTGATGAACTAATTTCTCTAAATAATGTGGAAACTAATGGTGACACTTTTTTACCTGATTTTGTTGTATAATCAACGTGTTCATCTAAATTAACAAATGGTAATGAATTTAATAACAAATAAGCCGAACCAACATACTTTGAATCTGTTGCATCTTTTGTTGTAAAATCAGAAAACAATTGTTTATGGAAATATGGGGTGTTTAATATGTTAGTATTATTGTTATTAACTAAAAATCCTCTTGAAAATATATTATTAGTATAACCCGTAAACGTACTACTAAACTTAACCCAAAACTTAGGGTCTATTTGTCCCGATATTAAACCTTCTTTGGTATTAACCTCTAAAAATCCGTTTGTTAAAAGTTCATTTTTACTAAATAATGTTACGTTTTTACCGTTAGCGTCTTTTAAGTAACTTATATAGGTAGGTGAATTAAATGGGAATATATTGGTTCTATGTCCGTCTGGTACATAGTTTAATAAGTTGTTATTAAGTTTTTCATATAATTTATCATCGGAAAGATTTTTTGTCGATGACAAATATTGTTCAATTTTAAATTGTGTATTATAAAATTCATTCAAATAAAACGTCGTTGGTATTTGGTCTTGATAATAAACAAAACTATTAAATGGTGCCAACTTTTTCATTTGAGACACTAAATCATTTTGAGATTTAACGTTATCTTTTAAGATGTTAATAATATTACTATCATTGACAATTGAATCTTTAATATTATCAAATTCAATTTTAGACAATTCTCTTACAGTGTCTAAATCAAATGAATCTAACATTGTAAAATTTAAAGCTCTTTCCCATATTTCATATAAGAAATTTGCTTGATTTTTATCTTGGTATGGTGTGATATCAATTACTGTTTTAACAACATCAATTGGTCTTGTGGTATTTAAGTCGGCGGATGTTTCAAAATTATACGTTATCTTATCGAATCCACCTTCTTTATTGGTTAATGGGTCAATTCTATTTGTGGTAACACCTATATAATTCTCGATAAAATCAACTTCAGGCCATATTCTGGCATCATTTGATTTTAATTTACCAACGTAATTTTGGTCACCCGGATAAACAATAACATTTTCTTTACCTTTAACCGTACCCTTTATTTCGGGCCAAGGATATATTGAGTTTCCAAGTGTTTCTTTAGAATAGTTGGTTCCTATTAATTTTTTTCTTGTTTCACCTTGGTCAAACGCACGTTTATGTACGTCCTTCATTAATCTAATTAAAACCTCAGCATTAGCCAAAATTATTGCAAAAATATTTCGTATGGTTGGTTCAAAACCAAAACCACCGTCTTTTCTTCTTACAATCTCATTCATTTTTCTTTCAACTTCTTCTTCGAGTTTAATTCTTTGTTCCTCAAAGTTTTTTTGAACCTCATAAATTTGATTTAGTAATTCGTCAATTGCAACTAAGTTTTTCCCATCAGGTGCTTTAATGACATATGAGCTAATTTTGTCATCAATATTATCAATACTCAATCTATATCTATCAAAAACAGACATAGTATTATTTAATAAATTTTCTGTGAATATTTTGTTCTTAGGTATTTCTCCTAAAAAACCCGGTACCCTACTCGCGTAAACTCTTAATAATTTTGCTAAAGTCCCATCTTTAAATTCATCATTTAACCACGAATCACTTGTCTTGTCTTTTTCATTTAAATAATAATAGTTAACACTACTATTTGAAAATTCGTTTACCGGATTTTGGTCTAACCTTTTTTTAGCCCAACCCTTAACCTCGGTTTCAAACTTTTTTAAAGACTCATCCAATTCTTTTATACCAACAAATAACCTCATATCAACCACTTGGTCAAATATTTCTCTTTCTAAAATAACATCTAAGGTTTCTGCAATTGTTAAAATTTCTCTAAGTGTTTTAACGGGAAAATCTTTTTTAATTAGACCTTTTTGTTTGTACTCACCATATACAGATTTTAACATATCATAACCTCTAGTTGATTTAACTACGGTTTGTAAAACTTTTCCACTTCCGTCGGTTTGAACATCGGTACTATTTTCATTAGGAAAAAGGTACGGAGCATTTAAAATACCTTGTAATGGTATGTCACTAAGATACGCATATGTTGAACCAACAAATGTTGTTGATACCTCAAAATTACCATTTGATTCATTAAACTTAGTACTGAATTTAACAAGGTGTAATCTATATTTTATAGCCTTACCATAAAAACCTTTTACTGTTAAATAGAATATTGGCCAAGGTATATGAAAAAATGCTTTGTATGGAGAATTTTCGGGTGAGTCAAACAATGTCTTACCTCTAACATCAACAAAATTAATTTGTACCTGAGGTATTGCATTGTATCCTTTTACATTTATTGAAATCGAATCAATTCCAAAAGATTGTCCTGAATCATCCGATTGAAAAAAATCATCGGGTATATGTGGGGTTGCTTCATTTAGTCTAACTTCACTATATGATTCAGTCCAAGAGGTATCAAAATCTTTACCATTTTGATTACCCATTATATTCAATGTACCCTTTGCAATGTTAGTTAATGTATTGGAGTCGTTGTCTGATGAAAGTATACTTCTAGGAACCAAGTCGGCCTCTAAATTGACATACATCACAAGTTTTTCTTGTTCTAATCCTCTATCTAAAATCTCACCCTTACCATTAATTACGGTATTGGGGTCGATGTATATTAGATTATTCTGATCAACCTTAACGTATATTTCTTCACTATTTGATAAATTATTGTTCCCCATAATATAGATTATATAATTCTACACCTCTTTTGTAATCTTGTAAAGAGCTAATTAAAGGAAATGGTATTCTTATAAAGAAATTGTCAGGTATTTCAAATTCTAAACCACCAGCTTGTGGGTTTGCTAACATAATTAACCACCCAAATGTTGGGGTTTCGTAATATTCCTGAGAAATCTTATCCAATCTATCTTTACCTTTTTTATATTGAACGTACTTATCCGACCCCTTAATCGGTATTTCAATACCTGGGACTATTCGGTGATTACCGTCCTCAATGAAAAATTGATATCTATCAAAATAGTTCTTACTCATTTCTTATTTCTTATAATAGTTTAGATTTTCTGTAACATTAGTATTATTTATTGCAAAAATCTGTTTAATTTCTGGTGTTGTTGTGGTAACCGTTTCGGTTCCAATATTGTAAACAATTGGGTTACCGTTTTTACGTTTAGGTTTTTTACCGTAACGTAAATTATATGTTTTTGGGTCCTTTAAAAATTTACTTATATGGTTATCAATCTGATCGTATAACTCATCACTATATTGTGTATAATCTCTTATATATTTCATTATTTGAGTTTTGTCCTCCGTATTTAAGGAATTCATTGTAAATTCATTTTTCATTTCGTCACTTAACCCATTAGGTACATCAATATCTTTATTTAATTTATCGTCCATAGTTGACACGTTATTTTTGATATAGTTGATACAATCACTATATTCATTATAAAAATTTGAATTATTAAATGACGTTAAATTAACGGATGATGAAACACCGTTTTCTAATTTAACATCGTAACCGTTTTTAGTTATAAAATTTAATTTATCTAATGTTTTAATGATATTATCCCTAATTTCCTCAAAATCTTTTATTAAGTTTAAAGATGACATATTTTCTACTTTGGCAATCAATGCAACTCCGATTCCATTAGCAAGTGCCATTGAAAGGTCTTCAACTTGATCATTTGGAACCAATTCGTTTAATTTAAATAAAGTACCTATACTTTCATTCGTGGTGTTTATATTAACATATTGACGTAATTCTTCACTTAAATCATTATAATCTTTATTTGCTTTAAAAATTCCAAATAATGTTAAATTTTCAACATCACTATTATTAGTATTAACCACATAATTTTTAATATCCCTATACTTGTTATTCAACATATAGTTAGTGAAATGTGGACCATAATTTGTTAAAAGTGTACTAAATAACGTTTCATATGTGTCTAAATAATCAATACTATATTTGTGAAGGTCATCAATTAATGTACTATAATTCAGTGCAGTTTGACCTGAGAATTCACCAAAATATTGACCTTCAACATATTCTAAATTTAATTTATCTTTAATATTCTTTTTTTGTGTATTAGCATCATTTAAACTTTGTAAAAACGACTTTGTAAAATCTTCAGCTTTTTGTCCACCAATAGTTGTGGTGGTCGATTCCGACCTCTCATCGTACATTTCAGTATTTGCATAGAAATTAGATGATAATGCATTTTGTAATCTTTGGATTGGTTTTTCTAAACCTTGTCCACCTATAAAATTAACTTGTAAGGAAACATTCGCAATCATTGGTTGTACACCAATACCTTCAGGATTTAAATCCCAAGTCGTATCTTCAAATGTTATATTTAAATCTCTGAATATAACTTTAGAATGGTAAAAATCACCAACTCTTAATACACAAATTGGTGGTGGTCCGAATGAAGTGTTTCTTGCATTTAAATCGGAATCGTCAGATAAACCTTTAACAGGTATTGTATTACCAGGTCTCAAACATTGTTGTAAGAAAGTTAAACGTGAGTTTAATCCTTCAGGTGTCATTGAGTGGAAACCTGGATGAAAATATTTTAACTTTTCTTTTAATGAACCAAATACCAACGGTGATGTTTCCTCCAACATTTTAAAATAATATTCTTCGGATAATGTTTTCATTATTATCCTTTTCATAACATCTATTGGTGGTTTACCATTACCTAAATTTAAGTTATTTAATTGGGTTAATTGAATATTAGTATCTACAGGGTCTCCTGTTTTATTTTTTCTTTTATACTCTAAAGAAACTGTGGATTGTCTACATCCATATGATATGGGTGAAAATAAATTTAAATCGTTGTTAAGTCTTGAAAAAATAACTTTACTACAATCAACACCATTTACCGCAACTTTTTCACCATAATTGGTGGTTCTAAAATATATTCTACCAGTTCCTTTAAAACCCAATTCACTTAATGAATAATCAATATCAATATTATCAACTTGTGTACCGGGTGCGTTTTTTGTAATTTCAGTAAATTTCCATTTATCTGTTTTTAAAGATGCACCAATTCCTGTTAGTACACTTTTCACAACCGAATGTGACCTTCTTATTGATAATATATAGTTTTCATTTTCCGGTGAATTACCTGATGATGTTGATCCAATTAATACAACTATATCTTTATCAACTAAATCTTTTTCTAAATCTTCCCTTAGTTTAGTTAATGTTGTCTTAAAATTATCAACGTCAGTTTGAAAATCGGTGTATAATTTTTCTAAATCATTCACTACTTTATCGGCAGATGATGTGGGTACAACTTCTTCCGTATTAAATAAAATTTTTCTATCCAAAACATCGGGTAAATCTGTACTTGTTGCTATGGAATTTACTACAGTTGATAATTTAACGATATTTGCATTTTTTCTACCTATACTTAATACGTTGTCTTGTATGTTTATAAAATCATTTGTTGCATTATAATCAACTTTACCTACACCTAATTGTGGTTCTGGTTCATTTTGTGCATAATAAAATTTAGCATTAAAGGTTACATTATCGTTATTATTTATTGGTGCACCGTTTGGATTTAACGTTACGGGGGAACTTACTGTTCCTCTATATCTATTGATTTGATTTGTGTCACCATTACTATTCAAATAACTTTGTATCATTTGAACATCTTCCGAATCTAAATTAGTATATGTTCTTATTAAACTATAAAAATCTATGTCTTTTGCTCCGGCAAAGAATGAGTTTAAATATATGTCAACATCTTCATCTGACATATTTTTAAAATGTTCTCTAACCATTAAGTTCAAAATACTCGGATGGTCAACTACAATTTTAAACGATAACTGTCCACTTCTTTCTGTATTTTGATATGTATAAATTGGTTCGGGTCTACCTAAAAAAGAATTCTTATCCCAGTTTGCGGTATTTTGTTCTGACACTTTTAAGTCATATGGTGGGAACCACATAACTCTACCTCCATTGTTACCTCTTTCACTATATGGTAAATCGGAAACTGTAAAACCTGAAATTGTTGATGATTTCCAAGCCAAGTTTTCAATTGATAACATATATTTTTTTGCATAAAATCCTTTACCTCCGTCAGATTTAATGTTAGTGGATTTACCAAAACCCTTACTACCGTCTGACATCGGCGCAATATTCAAATTCCAAGTGTTATCTAAAACACTACCGTCGAATCTTCTAACGTTTGTTCTTCTATACGGAGTTGTAGTTCCACTATAAAATGGTCTATCTACAGTTTCCTTATATAATGGTGCGGTGTTACCATATGTCAAGTATGGTCTATCCTTAGTCCACACTCTTGCATATTCTATACCAATATCTCTCCCTGAATTATCTACATAACGTACGGCGGAACCTCTTGATATTAATGTGTCACCTTCTTTAAAATATTTACTTGTTTGGTCTAACACTCGACCAATATGTGTTAATGAATCTCCTCCGTTTTGTGGTTTTGAATCTAATATTTGTTGTGTAGTTTCTAAAATAGAATCTTTTCTAAAATTGTACTTTGTGGATAAACTATCACCAATTGTTTTAATGTCATTTACCTCACCTCTACTCTTACTAATCCAAGTTAATTGACCACCTATTGGTCCTCTTTCATTTAAACCCCTATTAGTGTGAAATAACTCCGCAGAAATCGGGTCAAACATTAAAGTCAAGTAGTAACTACTCTTAACCTTACGACCACTAAAAAGGTCTGTCGTTGCCTGTTTAACATCATTTGCTCTATCATCACCAATATAAGCGGTTCCTGTTGTTTCGGTTCCTAATAACGTTCTTACACCTTGACCAATTAAACTTGGTATTTGAAACAATCTTGTCGATTGTTGTGACCTTGCTGTTGTTGAGTAATTGGGCGCGTATTTTGAATAGGATAAAAGGTCAAAAAGTCTATTTTTTGACGATGAACCCATATGTTCAATTAATAAATCGGATGGTTTTTGTGATGGTAAATTTCTTCTATCAATTCCAACTAACGAACCTAAAACACCTGTTAAGTCTTGCCAAGCCTTTGTTGCTGATGAAACATCGGTTGGTCTTAAATTAACGGGATTACGTGGGTTGGATAAATAATCACCCGGTATAATACTAAAAGGTAATTGAGTACCCGCAACAGTTCCTAAAAAATCAATACCTTTACCTACAATGGTTCTTGATACTGTGATTTTATTGTTACCCTCAATTAAAGGTTCTTTACCTCTAATTATATTAATTAATGTTGTCGTGTTACCTTTTAATGCATCAAGTATTCTAAATTTAGATGTAGTAGCATTTGTTAAATTTTGTTGTATTCTTGCTAAAACAGGTCCTTGAGTATTTGTTTTAATGTTTTTTGCGGCAAATTTAAAAAGTTCGGATTCCGTATCGTAACTATTGGTTGTCATAATACCAATTAATCCGTCGTTTGTTTGTGTAAAATATGGATATAAGGATAAATTTGCTCTTCTTGGTAAATCAACTAACGTATCCTTAATCATATATTCATTTGGTTTGAATATATTTGATTTTTTTATATTAACTAAATCATCTTTTCTATTTGCATCAACATTAGGTAAATTAAGATTTTGACTATCTCCTAATTGTCGTACCGAATACGTACTACTTGTAAAGGTTTTTGGTGAAGGACTTTTTCCATATACGGGGTCCAATGTTCTAGATAACATTTTATCCCTAAACTCCTTTGTAGTATTAAAATCTAAGTATTTCGGCATTATATTCTTTTATCTATAAATAGGTAATTTTAAAAAAACTAAGCCGCATAATCCTTAGTTAAATAAGACCCCTGTAATTCCGCGGTGGGTTGTCCACCATAACCAAATGGGAATGTGACATCAATTTTACTTTTAAGTATTGTATTTGTATTAAAACTAGTTTCTTCTTTTGGTCTAGTTTTTAATTCTTGTTTTTCCCTTTCTTGATTATACTTTTTAACCTTCTCTTCTTCTATTATTTTATTAAATTGATTTTTAACACTTTGCATAGTTTCATTCGTCAATGTTGAAGCACCTACTAAATCTGCAAAATTTCTAACGTCAGTAGTTAAACTTTTAAAATAATTTGCAATTTCAGATTCATTGGAAGAATTTAATGATGCACTTTTTGCTGCATCAGTTGCCATATTCATTAAATCCTTCATTTGAGTTTGATTTAATTCATTTGCATAAGTTCTAGCTTGTGTCCCTAAAGCTCTAAATTGTCTATTAGCCAACGATTGAACGTTATTATCTAAATTTTTAACTAAACTAAATTGTTCTCTTGCAATTTGTTCAGAATCCATTTTCTCTAATTCTTTTCTATTTGAGGTTAATAAATCTATTTGTGTTTGTGTTAAATCACTTACTGCGGTTTCAATTGGTATACCTATTTTATCTGCAACATCTTTTGGTACAGAAAGTACCATTCTACCATCTTTCATTTGTGAAAGGTTAGAGATAAACTCTTGGTCTTTTTCATTTAAATTAAACCCTTTACCCGCCAAATCTTGAACTACTGAGAGTCTTTCTTGTACCGCAATTGCACCTTTAGCAAACTCTTTATATTCAATACCCATTTGAGCGGCCATTTCTTTGGCTCTTCTTAAATTAACACCTGTAATTTCAAATCTACCTTGTTCTTGATTATACGTCGCTAAACCACCAGCAGCTCCAATTAATGCATCTTGTAAACCTTCCGCATTGTTGGTTGCCATATACATTAATTTCATTGGGTCATTAAAATCACCAATAGCACCACCTAAAACTTGTAAATTTGCGGTTAATTCAATTGCACCATCGGGATTCATTACTTTATCAGCAATTTTATACACCTCACCTAAATTCATTCTAAATTCAAGTGATTTTTGAACCATTCTATTTAAACCTTCAATCCCATTTTTAAACCCATATTCATTTATTTTACTTAAATCACCCTTTAATAATTCAGTGGTTTTTTTAGTATTTAAACCTAAACTTAATGAAGATCTTCCCGCTTTTTCAACTGCTGATATGGAATCCGCGGCACCTAAACCTATTTTTTCCATTTCACCAATTAATCTACCAACATCACTTAAACTTCCAACAAACGCCCTTGCAACACTATAAGTTTTTTCTGCAGTGTCAACCGACATAAAATTAGCACGACCGGTTGTTTCCGCAATAGCAGTAAACATATCGGAAACGTTTTTCATACCAAACCCAAATTTAAGGGCTCCGGTTGTGGTCTCAGTTATTGTATTTCGAACTTGTTCGGATAATCCTCTGGTAATACCTAAGGTTTCATTAATATCGGTTCTTAACTGTTCTTCGTTTTTAATTTGTTGTAATATATCACCACCAAACGCCTTAATTAAATCGGTCGTTTTTAACCCACTTTTTAAAAAATTGATGTAATCATCCGCATTAATCTTATCTTGTTGACCTAGTTCACTAATTTTTGAATCTGATATTTGTGCTTTAAATGTTGATTTAATTGCTTCAACAAAGTTGTTCTTAAAATCTAAACTATCACGTTGTTTAGTCCCAGAACCTGCGGCAACCGCAGCATTGTAAGCGACACCTGCATTAGCTGCTTGTTCAACAGTGGCTCCGTTTGTTACTAAATAATTTTGAAGACCTGTAAAATCTTTCGATGCTGCGTATCTATTGACCGCCGTTGTTACTTGTGATGATGTTAATGCCATACATATAAATAGAACTAATCTCCATTTTCCGATTCGATAATGTAATTTATATAATATCTTCTTATATAAACCGGCATATTAAGGATTTCAGTATAATTGAAACCTTTTCTTACTAAAAAATAAATCTCATTTAACAGATTTTTACTATAGTCCGTAGAAAGGGCGAAAAAATTCTACCCCGAATCCAATTTGAACTTGGATTGTGTCTCCTGACGGGGTTGTTACGTTTTGGGTCAAGTCCAACCCAGGCTTATTTTCGTTCACAAATTTTCTAAAGTCTTGTGAATCTTTAATCGGCATTTTTTCAATAAAATTTCTAATCTGCATTGGGTCTTTTACTCCACCCACAGATTTAATCATAAACTCAAGTTGTTTTGTGATAATCGGTGCAACACCATTACCATTCCAACTATCTCGTATTTTTGTAATTTCTTCCTCTTGTTTTTGTGTTAAAAATTTAAATGTAACTTCAGACCCACTTTTTTCTAAAAAATATTTATATTCACCGTTTGGGTCTTCTTCTAATGTAAAATCTTTTATTTTTATTGAACTTAAATCAATTATAAAATTAAAGGGTTCATCTGTTTTTGGGTCAGTAGTTTTAAATTCATATTCAGTACCAAATGCGGTATTTCTAAGGAATATTAAAATTGCCTCTTTATCTTCTTGAACAATATCTTCAACATTTAAATCTTTATCAATTACCTTTCTTTTAAGTAATTCAGTAATTACACCGTTTGTTGCAACCAAACTTGGTGATGATAATATATTTTCGTCAGATGCTGTTAGATAAGCAACTTTGACTGATTTCTTTTTGTTTGCGTAATGAATACCTCTACTTGGTAATTCAATTACATCGTATGCGATTGTTGGGTCTATTCTTAAATCTTCCATAAGTATAATTTATACTATAACTACCTCAAAGTAAAGTTTTTAAAATAAAAAAACCGATAATCTTTTGAACTATCGGCTTTATATGAAAAAAAAATTAATATTAGTAAATCAATACACATCTATCCATTCTCAAAGAACAGTCGATGTTAGCCAAATCATCTCTTGAATAATCAAGTTCACCGAAGTTTAAGTCAGTAATGAAACATCCTTCCAATAACCATTTTTCAACTACAACACCTGTCGGGTCTAATAGTTCTAAATCGATATCTTTTTTATAACCGGCAGCATAACCCATACGACCTGTTACTGATTCTGCGTGTAAACGGAACCATTCCATTAACGCTTGAGCTGCAGATGGTCCGATTGGGTCTCTGAACTTTACTTTCATTTCATTCCATTCAAATCTACCCGCAACATAAGTTGAAGTGTTCAAAAAAGGAATTGCTACTGAATTTATCTTTGCACTTGGTCTAGAAGCGGAGGATACATACCATTCGTTGATACCTAAAGAAGAGTGGAATCTAACGATGAATCGGTTGACTCTTTTTGGTTCGTACGGAGTCGGCATTTTCATTAATAAATCGGCCATATTG